CCGCATAGTCTTTCGACTACCGGCCTTCGGCCGACTTCCTTCGTCCCCACTTGAGTTCCTGAGGTCCCCCTGCCTTGTCAAAGGCCGCCTGTAATCGCCCCAATCGGAGCGGTAACATACAGGTCATTGCGGAGGAGAGATCCGAAATAGAAGTGGTGGTAAAAGTCACGGCTCAACTGGCCACAATCAGTAATAACATGACATCCTCGGAGAAAACCCACTAATCAGCACCATCAAACCCCGTACGGGCCCGGTGGCATCAATGACGGAGGTGTAGGGACAATAAATCTCAACCTTACGTAATTGCGACATTCAGCATGAGGGACCATTCTAGGATGATCAGGACCCCACTTCGGGTAGTTGGCAAAACCGGCTGGGCCGAACTCAAGAGTAAACCAGTCTAAGACTGGCTTTGACCAAGAGAACTTCCAGCTAACTACCTTTACGAATTTCTTACAACTCCGTTTAGATGAGACCAGGGGGGGGAGGGGAGGGCGCTGCCGGCGACGGATAGATTTCGTCTGAGGGCCAGGCAAGACTTCTACTGTCTTAAGACATCCGCCTGTTAGAGCATTGCTCCAAACTGGTCTACTGTCAAAAGATAGAGGCTTACCCGTCCAATAGGCTAATCTCCGCCGTTCTGCTTCCGAATGTGCTTCATCCACGATGCTGAAGAGGTCCTCACGAGGAGGCTCTGCGACAACAACCATGTCTGCACGTGAGACCCCGGTTACAATAGGTGGCACAGGATCAGATCCCCGCCACCTACGAAACCAGGCCCTCTTCATCAGCCCAGCAACAGCATATCGAGGCACATTGGCCACGCAAAAGTCCCTCAGGACAATTTCGTGCCGGGCTAGAACCGACACAGCGTACTGACGTACACTATGACGCATTTCTTTTGTACCTTTCCATACCTCCCCGAGGAGATCGACACAATCATTTCTGAAAGGCCGAAGAAAAGAGAGACAATGTCTGGGAACGAGACTCGAAGTGGGTACGTGGTAAGGCTGACTATTTAAGTCGAGCCAGGTTTCAGAGAAACCGGTCTTTTCGCGGTTGACAACAAGTCCGAAGGTAGATGTAACTTTCTCCCACAAGTGGAAGAACGATTTATCTCCTGCGAACATGCAGTCGTCCCCGTTAAACCTACCAACCCTCCTCTTGCCTTGACCCCAAGTCAAGTC